ATCTCTTCTAAGGTTAGAGGATAAAGCCTCGACTGTAATCCATCGGAGTATTTGACCACCATATATGGTAGGTGAAATCTCCTCCAGATCGCAGCCGGGTCTTCGCAGAAGCTACGTCCGTTAGCACAAAGGTGATCACCGAAGTGCATGTTAGACGTAACTATGATGATAGGGGAAGTAAAGCTCGTTCCTTTCTCGGCTAAATCAGCCATAGGCAGGAAATACTGGTTTGTGGAAACCAGTTGAGCAAATTCAACAACATCCCGGCGATCATGGTCTTGACCAAAATCGTCCAAGATGACAATGGGTTGGCCATTATAGCCGTCCCAGTGTTGAGTTGCACAAGACCTCGAATATGTGAGGTCTTCATCGCTTTTACAATGAGGAAAGAGAGACTGCTGGAGAGAATTGCAAAGTCCACGAATACGTGTTGACTTGCCACTCCCAGGGGCCCCAAAAAGCCCAATTACCAATGGTTCCATCCGTCCTCGCGGACTTTGGAAGTATGGATCAGAAGTATTAATGAAGGCCCCGGACGACTTCAAGTCGGCCCGGTTGCCTCCCTTCTGACGAGAACAGCCTATACAAGCTGTGGACAAGGGAACCCTCGTCTTAGTAGCATCATAATGCTCCGCGACGAAGGCACCGAATCTAGATGAAGCAAAAGCTTTCATCTTCTCATATAATTCAGTATCTCTAGGGATAGTGTCCTCCACAGGACGACAGATCCCCGCCTTGTGTTTCTTCAACCCCTCCTCCAAAAAGGAGTCAGGTACTCGGGCCAAAAGGCCCTTGGATTGTTGAATAGAGAAGTAGAGTTGAGCAATGTCATTCTTAGAACGACATTTCGACTCCACCCACTGTGCCATAAAAGTTGGCATGAGTGGGATGGCAGAGTCCTCGAATCCCTCAGGAATTTCCTGGTTGGTCTTCGTGGAGAAGCTTCCACATAGTGAGAGCTTCAATATCTTAACCATCTTCGACTCTTCTACATCTGGCATATGCCGAATGAAGTGAGTCCACAAGGTTAGTAATGGAAAAGAAGAACTAGTTCTTCTCGATATTACTTTTCCTCCTTTACGTGCTACGGACGAATGTAGTGGTTTCTCTCCCTTAAGAAAGGTGAGTAGACCTGTATACACCGTCAATGCAGCACCCCAGGCTTGTCGTAGTTTTTCAATGTTACGACAAGCCACAATGCGTCTCCCCTTAATAGGGTTGACGACTAATGACTGGATACATTCACCTGACGTTAAACGTTTGGTGAGAAGCTGTGACATTCTCGACGTGAATTTCGCGTCGCCGAAGCGGAGGCTTACGCCTCTTTTCCGAAGTGTCTTAACTTCCTTAGCCGTTAGGGAAAAACCCTTTTTGACTAAGATGTAAATTGTCCTTCCACCAATGTGGACAGGAACGGGTACGCACAAAAGTGGATCTAGGATGACAGAAGTCATCTCTAGAACCCACGTGTCTTGCCACGAACTCCGCGAAGTCAACTCTCTAAAGAGAGCGTCCTCAACGAGGTTCAGTCCCAGGTTTTTACTTGCCTGTTTAATCTTGGTATCTATATAATTAGTGCCAATTTTGGAATAAAAGTAAGCCGTGGTGGCAACGAACTTACAGTTTGGGCTCATCACTCACAACATGATCTATATGGTCAGCGCTACAAGCGAGGTGGGTAGTCTCGCCTTGAAGCAACGCCGATTATCAATCGGATGTCGTGAACAAATATTGTCCTGAGCTAAATAGCTCAATCTCCC